TGAATATTACGGCGAATATCTTGCCTGGCGTCAACGCCAAACCGCTGAAACGGGGTCTGTCTTTTTAATGTACGATGAAGTCGGCTCGCACGTAGAAACTCCACTTGCTATTGGACGCTCTGCTACCTTAAGCGAATTACGCGTTCCAATTCCTATTCTTGGTACACAAGCGGCATTTGACCCTGGTATGCCACTTGTAGCGCTCAAACAACAACGATTTCATATTCGTATTTATTTACGTAAACTGAATGAAGTCGTTGTTGCCAGTGACGGGCGTATTAACCCTCAGCCGTGGGGAAATAAACCCTTACGTATCCAAGCAACACAAAACGGTCCTATTGATACATCGCAGGTTACTTTACCCCTTGAACAGATTCCTCCTATTCAAATGAATTTAGAATCAACGCAGATTTATTTACCTCGTGATGCGAATCTATGGCTCAAATCACAGACTTTACGAATCCCCTATAGAAATATCCGTCACGAGCAGTTTACTATTGAAGATAATTCATTTACAGCCGCCTCCCCGCCATACTTAGCAACCGTCCAAATTCCATTTAACATTGATATGATTGGGTCAGTCAGTCGTATGTTAGTAGGTCTCCGGTCGTATGCATCTACGTTGGCAGGACAACGCTCAGTTTTAGTTGCCTACGATGGCTCGGAATTTATAACATCTTTGCGTCTGAATATTTCTAACATAGACCGTATTAAGCAATGGGATACCGCAGTGTTTCGTGAAGTGACTGCCTATTGGAAAAGTATTCGTATAGGGCTCGATTTTACATATCCTATACCTCAAGCAGTCTATGTAATTACCTTTGGAGGATTTGATACCGCTCAACCGGCAGGAACATTACAATTTACTCGTGCTGTTCTACCGGTTCTTTATCCTGTTCTTGGACCTATACCCATGGATCCGCGAAATAAGAGTCGTAAGACATTTTTACTGACCTATGGCGAGGCTTGGAATCTATTTGAAATTACAGGAGGGAAAGGAAAGATGATGTTCGATGATACGTAAAAAAATTGACGGTGGGTCTTGTTGATGTGAGAATGTCACATCCTCCTGTGCTTTCTTACAAATGGCAACGTGGTCCCGGTCTGCGCTCTCTAGTCCGTCAGGACTCTATAGTCCACCAGGACTCTCTAGTCCGTCAGGACTCTATAGTCCGCCAGGACTCTCTAGTCCGCCAGGACATAAACTTCCTTCTATTATCGTGACTGACAAGTCCTTTCCTACTCTTGGGAGCGGCGGGAGCACTACTAATATTCCTGCCGGTCCACCATCTAAGAAGCCAGTTCTTACCTTCGCCCAGAAACTGAAGCAGACGGCAGACGCCGAGGCGGCAGCGGCAGCGCAAGCGGCGGCTGAGGCGGCAGCGCAGCGCCTTACTGAAGAGGCTAACCGTCGTCAGGTATCTCTTGTAAGCAACTTCTATAAGGGGCATCGAACAACCGATGAAGATTACGCTCATGAAGATAGTTCACCCGATGAAATGGATTATGAAACGGCATTAGAGTACGAGGAGCATCTTCGCTATAATCGCAGGGAGCGGACGCGCATTACGGATTATAGTAAAGATCTATCGTCTGAGGAGGAAGAACAAGATATTTAAAAACCGTTTATGTGAATAAGGAAATGAGTATATCATATTTACAGAATCTTTCAACCCAGATTGGAGTCGACGCACGTACACAATACTTTTACGACTTATCCGGTGTCAAATACAAAACAAAAAGCGATTTATTAACGTTACGGAGACAATGGGATACATATGAGCGTGTTGAAAATATTAATTTTTCTATTTATAAAACTATTTTAAAGGGAATTTATCAGCCTTGGTATGTGTTTGCTAGTAATGAAGAAGCAAGTGATTATCGTGTAGGTCAACTTTTACACGTGAATCGGTACCCAAATATACCATCGGCATTATTCCAATCAATTTCCCTTGCTCCTACACCAATTCCTAAGGATTCAGGTGGTCCGCCTCGCTTCGCCCAAGCACCTTCACAAATTGTATCTGCCAATTCTATAAGTGAAGGGCAAAAAACCGAAAACAATGCCGATATGTCAATTTATATACACGTCAGTACCTATAACGTATTACATAGCACATTTACTTATCAATTTCAGAGTAATGAGGAGCAGTTGGCGTATCATCGAGCAGAGTATCGCCTTTATGCTGCGCGGAACAATCTGATAAATCTATCAACGATTGCGGGAAGATCCGCTTCATAATACGGTCTTGGTGATTCTTTTTAATTGGAAAAGTTGCAAGTATTTTACGCCAAAGTAGTAGTTTACGTTGGCGTAACATATCCTCAATCAATGTATCCATGGTGCTTCACATGTTGAGATGCGGGACTGGGTTCATTTTTTATGCTTTTATGCGGTGCGTAGTCGCTCCATCACTTCGCGAATATCATTTCGATAATTCACCTTTGCATAATGGAGGCAACCGTTTTGCTTCGACATAAGATGTTTATCCGTATCTGGAATACGTTCAAGCTGTCCGATATACGTTGGTGATTCCGTATTATATGTGTATACGTGACCGGTTTGTGAATTAATCAGATAAACAATACCTTGAACGGATGCGCGAATAAGTGTATCGGGTACAGGGACGTCCATGGGATGATGCGGATAAGATTCGTTGATTTCATTACATCATTTTTTATCCTAAAACTTTCACACCGTGTCCGATAAATACATTGTGGAAAATCTCCATCATTTTATCCCAACCAACACATATACCGGCAAATTCGCTATAGATCAAACATATCAATACAATGAGAATTAGAATGATAGGTATGTTCGGAAGTATAGCATCTATGAATGGTTTCATATCTTATCCTAGTCCTAGGAAAAAATTGATAGATTCTACGGAGTTTTCTAGATGTGTGGTTGCTTCTCTTTCTTACAAAATGACGTCCATTCCTTCCGATACCATTGTCCTCCTTGCAAAGGCTATTCTGTGCCTTGGCGCAGAGAAGCCCTCTTCTCTCCCTTCTTCCATTGCCGATGCTCTGCGTGCTCTTTGCCCTGAGCCCGCTGCCGAGCCTGCGGTTGCCGAGCCCGCGGTTGCCGATCCTGCGGTTGCCGAGCCTGTCAAGAAGGTGCGCAAGACGACAAAGGCACTTGCTGCTGCCGCTGCTGCTACAGGTACGGCTGTTGTTGCTCCCGCTGCTGCTACCACAAACGTCGACCCTTGGCGCACACATCCTTCTCGTCTCCAGTCCATCGATCCTAAGTACTGCGTCGGTCGTCGCATCGACGTCGAGAATCCGCTTGTCGGTACGCGCCCACAGGATGAAACCGCTAATCACGGAATGATCTTTCCTGAGAAGCAGTGTACACGAAAGCCTGCGCCCGGGTCAAATATGTGTGCTGGATGCGGCAAGAAGGATGCCGAATACAAGGCGAATCCTAAGACAAATAACGCATCGTGGCACGGACGCCTTGACGAGACAGTCCTTTACCCGCGCGCCAAGATTGTTGGCTCTGAACTCTTTCTTTCCAAGTACCCTAAGGGACTTCCCAATGATAACTTTCGTGCTGGTAGTGCTGTTACAGGCACAGCAGCTGCCCCTGCGACAAAGGAGACCCAGAAGCGTGCGCCAGTCTATGAGACAGTTGCCGTTGATGCCGCACCTGTAGTTGCAAAGTGGATTAGTTTCATGTACGACGGGCGCAACCATATCCGCAATGTTGAAACTGGCAAGACCTATTACACTGACGTCCTAAAGGACTCTCCAGAGGCAAACGCTGTGAAGGAGCACTATGTCGGTCGCTGGGTCGATGGTGCTGTTGAACTGACGGATGATAGCGATGATGAGTAAATAGACACTAAAAACCCAAGAATCAAAAACCAAAAAAATCCATAAAAATGCGGTGGCTCATTCAAAAAACATAAAAACGATAAAGTAGTAGAACCTGTAATGTCAGGGCAAAATAATAGGACACTCAATGTGGACTCTATTTTTGTCCGCGATATCTACTTTAAAGATTTTGCGAACAATCCTATTCCGGCGAATCGTCCACTTTTGAGTCGAGGTGACGGTGGTACCTATTGGGCGTCGTCTTTTACTTCGTCGTTTGCTGCTCCCGCTGTAAACGAAATTGACGCTCCAACAGCAGACGGTTCACTTTATCAATATATACCAACAGGACAATATAATGTATTTAATTTTTCACCAGGTGCCGGTATTCAATTCTACTCCAATGCTACAAATGGAGGTCTTATTGTCTATAGTATCGGTCCCGAACAAATTATAGCAGACGGACAAGTATTGCCTTTCTCAACCCTACCAGATTACACAGTCGGCGGTCGTACGCTTCAATTTGTGGGTACCGGCGATACATATTTGTACGTAAGTGGTGCCACTATTTTTTTCAACTCTCTCACAACCTCAACCTATAGTTCGATTATTGATTTACAAAGTACAAGTATCGGCTTAGCGTACCAGTTTTCCACTGTCAATGCCGAATTATATAGCACAATCGCCACTATTGAAATTATTTTTACTTCGTCGGGAATCTATAACTATAATCTCATTTCTAGTTACTTCTTAACACCTGGAGTCATAAATATTTCAACTGTCAGTACATTAGTTCTAAACTTAGGTGATAACACAATTCGAGATATTCCATTAAAAAATTCGATATACGACCCTTGTATTGTGTATGCCGAAAACACACTTATTTCCACAAATACCGATTTTTTGACGTTTACTGATAATTTTACAAATGTTACCTTTGCGATTGACAAAGAGTCACTTTACGCTGCCTCTACTCTTATGTATGGATTGTCGACAACTACAGTTACACAGGCGCAGCAAGTCCAATTAGGTTGGTTTCCAGGTCTATCGACCCAAACAAATACACAGTCTCTTCGCGCCGAATTTGTACCTATTACCCAACAAATTCAGGTGATAGAACAGCTTGTATACCCGAATGGTATGTCGACAATCACGAACTATGCCCTTAAAAATATCGGTAAATTCGACGAAATATGTAACCCAACCCAAATTGCACTTACAACACCTATTATATATGCATCAACAAGCCAATTTGTTATAAGTACTGTGAATAACGTCAGCGTTCAGGGCGCCGGTCTTACATCAAATAGTGAACTAGTTTCGGGTCTTTTTGTAAATCCAATACGCCAAGATACTACAGTCAATAATAGTTGGTTACAATACAATACAACCACGCGGGAAATTGTTTATAATGCCAACGGTGGCGGAGGTGGCGGTGGTTGTAATTTGCCGACCAATGCGAGTAACTATGGTGATTATTTGCTTTGGAATGGGATTGCCTGGGAAGTTGGGTTTTCTAATATTTCTATCGGAGACCAAGCCGGCGGCGACGCGTTACAAGGAGAAGCCGCAGTTGCAGTCGGTGCTGCCGCCGGTCAATTCATGCAAGGAGCCTCAGCTGTTGCCGTAGGAAAATATGCGGGGAAATTGAACCAGGGCTCGAATTCGGTAGCTATTGGTCCATTATCTGGCTCTTCGAATCAGGATATTGAATCCGTTGCGATTGGAGATAATGCCGGTGTCTACCAATCATCGTACGCTGTAGCAGTTGGCTATTACGCTGGTTCAATTAACCAGGGAAATGGCGCAGTTGCTATTGGTTCAAATGCCGGTGAATTCAATCAAGGACGATTTGCGGTTGCTTTAGGCGCGGGTGCCGGTATTCATAACCAAAATAGTGGTACAATTGTTATTAATGCCACAGGAGTTGACTTAGATACGCAACAGGCAAATTCATTCTATATTGCGCCAATTCGTAACGATGAAACTGTTACAACTGCGTTATTACACTATAACACCGCAACAAATGAAATCGTATATAATTCACAAGGTGGTAATGCAAGCACAGGTCCAACGGGTCCCTCAGGAGGTCCTATAGGACCTACGGGTTTTACTGGTAATACAGGACCCACGGGCTCTACTGGTCCGACAGGTCAAGGTGCATCTGGTCCTACAGGTCCGACTGGTATGACAGGTCCTACAGGTGCTGCTGGCGGATTTATTCAATTTACAACCTTACTTAATAACACAGTTGCTAAACCATCGGGAGTCATTCTTGGACCTGCCACAATCCCAAATTGGTCTCCAACGTATACTTCACGTGGCGGAGTACTTATTATTAATTTAAGTTTTAGCGCATATATAACAACAGTACCAGGACTCTACGCATTTAACTTGCTTGTTGACGGTAGTTTTGCCGCACGTTCGAGTTTTTATTTTGATAATATTAATTTCCATATGACAATTCCAAGTATATTTAATTTGAATAATATTTCTGCTGGTAATCATACATTTGCAGTCCAAATACTTGGAGGTGCGGCGGTTGATTCGAACGACTACGCGCATATGACAATTCAAGAGGTCATTGGTGCAAATAGTGTAGGATTAACTGGTCCGACTGGTGTAACTGGAGCCGGCGCTACCGGTCCAACGGGTACTACAGGTTCTACTGGTCCAACTGGTACCAGAGGATTTACCGGTGCAACCGGTACTACGGGCTCTACAGGTCCTGTAGGTCCTACAGGCACCGTTGGTACTGGTCCAACTGGTAGTACAGGTTCTACAGGTCATACAGGATCTACAGGTCCTACAGGACGAACAGGCTCTACGGGCTCTACGGGTCCAACGGGTATAACAGGTCCAACTGGTCCCACAGGTTCAACTGGTCCTACAGGAGTGCCTGGAACTGCGACAAATACCGGCGCTACAGGTACTACAGGTCCTACTGGTCCGACGGGAGTGGCGGGTTCGGCAACAAATACGGGCGCCACAGGTAATACAGGACGAACAGGTTCTACAGGACCTACTGGTAATACTGGTCCAACTGGCTCTACGGGTCCTACAGGGTCGACAGGTCCAACTGGCGCACCAGGCTTGGCATCAAATACTGGTGCTACTGGTCCAACGGGAATCACAGGTGCCAGCGGCTCTACAGGTTCCACGGGCTCAACCGGTCCGACAGGCGCCGGTGCTTCAGGTCCTACAGGTCCTACAGGTCCCGCTCCAAATATGATAGTTACAACTGGTTCTTCATATTTAGGCGCAAATGTATCTATAACAGCGACAGTATACACATCTCCAACCCCAGTATTATCCTTTACAATACCAAGTGCAGGTCAATGGGATATTATTTATTTTATACGCGCACAAGGTCCAAATTTTGGTGGTGCAATGGGATTATATACAGGAACTTCGCCATCATTAACACCGGTTGCCAACAGTCGTGTAGTCATATTTTATACAACAACTGGAGGTTCAAGCGGAGGCACAGCAACCGGTCGCATTATTTTAACAACTACTGGTGCAACAACCTACACAATTGGTTGTTGGATATTAAATGCAGGAGGACCTTCTTATACTGTATACTCAGACAGTTCAGGTAGTTCAGGTGTAACATGGGCGCAACTTACAGGCGGTTATGTTGGTGCTACTGGACCACCTGGCTCTGGAGGTACAGGATATACGGGCTATACAGGCGCTACAGGTCGTACAGATTACACTGGTTACACTGGCTATACAGGACCTGCTGGTAGTGGCAGTACAGGTGCTACTGGTGCTACAGGTGATACTGGTGATATAGGTGAAACAGGCTACACAGGCTCTACAGGTGATACTGGTGATACTGGTGATACTGGTGATACTGGTGATATAGGTGATACAGGTTATACAGGTTACACAGGACCTGCTGGCAGTGGTGCTACAGGATACACAGGTGCTACAGGTCGTACAGGATACACAGGATACACAGGACCTGCTGGTAGTGGTGCTACAGGGTACACAGGTGCTACAGGTCGTACAGGATACACAGGCTACACAGGACCTGCTGGTAGTGGAGGCACAGGTTACACAGGCTATACAGGACCTGCTGGTAGTGGTACTACAGGATACACAGGCTATACAGGTGCTATTGGTGCTACAGGCTACACAGGACCTGTTGGTAGTGGAGGGACAGGTTATACAGGTTATACAGGTGCTATTGGTGCTACAGGCTACACAGGACCTGCTGGTAGTGGAG